TATCAACTACAAAGACATCCCCACCATCACCGTTCTTGCGGACAAGGAATGCTTCGGTAGAAGTAACATCAATTACTTGCGTTCCTTCTAAGATTTCATCAAATGATAATGAACCACCGCCAGATACGGTCAAATCACCAGTGATTGTTACATCGCCATCTAAGGTTCCGCCATTACCGAAATCTTCAACAATAGCTTTTAACATTGAACTCTGCATTAGATTTCCACCACTTTTACTGCGCCAGTAGTTGTACTGGTTGAGTTATAATTAAAGTAAACTGTATTCCCAAGCCCACGAGGAACGGTGACAAATGTCAACGTATTCTTTGGAATCGGTAAATCATTTGCTGCGGTTACATCGGTTGCCGATGCCGCAAAGTTAAAATAAATCTCCACCGCTGAATAGACTCCAATCGTGGAAGTCATCGTTGCTAATGCTAAATGGGTTGAATTTGTTACGTCTGCACTTGAACCCGCAGTTCCAGGAGAATTAACTGTCCATCCTCCGCCTACTGTAGCATTGAGTGCCTCTTGTACTGATCTTTTATGTAAGTTTGCCATGATTAACTCGATTTCCTATAAACTATTGCGAAGTCGCCGCTTGCTATCTGGACAGATGACCATTCGCCATAAATTGTCTGGCCAGCTAATAATGTAACGGATGAAAGCGTGTCCCATATATCAGTGTCAACTGATGTAGCTGCTGTCACAACGCAGTCAACTGATAATGCTTGGATAGCTACATAAGTATGGGAATTGACGGTGGCATTTGTAACGTAATCATAACCGCCTCCACCTAATCGGTTATTTGCTTCTTGGGAAGTGTATCTGTGTAGGTTTGATGTTGCCATTTCTTCTCCTAATCTCTAAGGTTGTGGCGAACCGTGAACGAGCCTGAATAAAAAGCTATTTCTTTTTACTGAACATCTTCTTTTTCGGTTCTGCTTTCTTGACGATCTTGGGACCGCCAAATGAGTTTTTAATTACTTCGAAACCATCATTCACCTTAGCTTGAGCAATCTCTCGCGAGTCAGTGTGTTCGTAATGATTTCCTTTTTTTAATACAATCATAAATCTCTCCTTCATTTATTACAGCGGACGATGACAAAGCACCGTCCGCTGTATAGATCACCAAGGTTTACGGATTCAAAAATTCGATTCCTTTAACATGGTTTGATGTGGTGATAACAGCACCATAGATAATGTCGGCAACTCAAATGTTATACCAAGGCTTTTTATCCTGGATCTCCAAATTTCTCTGGAGTATCGGCATACCTTTTCATCTCCATTGGAGATGGCGCGGCCTCTTGGGAGAATTATTTCATCTCCTATGCTCTGCCCCTGACTACACTTCGTGTAGCCTTCGGTTCGGGTTGGCGTATTTTTCAACTTAGCTTCCCCGCTTAATTCCGCGCTAATAATTAACATAGTCACCTATGCTAACGGCAATTCACTAAAGTGGTCTACCTTTGTGCCTAAGTACGATACGTCATAAGACGATTGCACTCTAATATCGCTCTGTACTGCTACAGCAATTGCTGATTTATGCACCAGGTATGCAGCTTCAATTCCAGTTGAAGTAGTGGTTGGAATTAATGAACTGGTCATAACCGGAATTCCAAAAAGATTTCCAACTTGACCAGAGTTCATTGCAGCATTATCTGCTCCAAAACCAACACCAGCACTAGAACCGGAAGCAACAAATGCCTTAGAGTTCAATAGATCAGCATAGATAAGTGGATTCACGAAGAATGCACATTCATCTGCTGGGATGTCGTTGCTCATCAGTGTTCCAAGAGCAGTTTCAACATCAGCATTGGACATAGAATTGTCCGCAGCTAGTGTTTGAGTTGTACCCAAAGTTTGAAGCAAAGCTTCAATCTTGGTATCGACTGCTTTAGCCAAAGCATATGCCATTGACTGCGCATACTTGTCGAACAACTGTTCATTAGACTGAACCATTGCGATGTCTTCAAATAGCTTCGCAGCATATTTGTGTTGATCAATCGCAAGAGTGATTGTGGTTTCCACATTAGCAGTATAATCTACTGATGTGTTTGCAGATTTGTCTGCACTGGCCACTTCCTGTACGGTAGGAATATGGAGATTATCGCCTTTTCCTTGTACAAGACTTGAGTAATCGTCAAAAAAAGGTTTTAAGACGAGTTGTTTCTCGAAATACCGATATACGCCATCACTCCAAAGTTCCGGGACAAATACATCAATGTCCGACTTTTGGGTTACGTCACCAGTAAATCCATAATAGTTAGCCATTTATAGACTCCTTATTAGGTGCGCTTATACGATGCCACAATCTTATCCCAATGTTTCGCTCTGTCGTTCCTGTCCATTTTTGTCCAATCTTCAGGAACTTCATTTGCGGGTACACCAGGATTATTGGCAATCGGTACACGCGAGTTAGTTTGATTGAATTTTGATTGTAACGCACGAAGCTTCGATAACGGAAGGTCACCAAATGTTTCGCGGTCCTCTTCGCTGAATTCGGCAAGTATTTGCTCACGAAGAGCCGTTTCTTCATTCATCGCTCGTTCCACTATGGGTTCGAGTTCAGAAATTCGAGCCTGGCGCTCCTCTGCAAGTGTCTGCCATTGCTGTTGCTCTTCCATCTGCTTTTCACGATCAGATGAAATCTGTTTCTGCAACTTGGCAAGTTCTGTTTCAGCGGCCTGAGATCTTTTACGATACTTTTTGCTTTCGGCAATCAACTGGCTAACGTCAGGCGTTTCGTCAACTGTTGTTTCTTGGCTTTTAGGAGCCACCTCTACCGATACTTTGGGTTCTACAGGCGATCGAGTGCCTTCCGCTATCTGCGGTGCTTCCGTTGTTTTGGTTGCTTCTTCGGACATACTGTCCTCCTTTAGAGTTTGACCATGTGTTTGGTCTTTGTCATACGCTGTAAATTTTTACCAAGCTGGTTAGCGAAGTCTCGCACAATACCTTTCTCAACCAGTGTACCCAAAGCCTGGTCATCGGCGATCTTTCTTATTGGCAGATTTCCAGCACCATCATTATGCTCATTCATCTTGATACCTTGCTTATTGGCCTTGGTCCCGTAACGGAACTTCAATTCTTTGGTCTTATAGTCAGCTTTCAGCACTTGAAATGCTTTCAGCATCTTGCCAGTATCTCTCAATGTGACCGGGGTGCGCTCACCGCTCTTCTTGCGCTTTGCATAGCTTTTGGAATACTGCTCGAATGAATCGCCATGCGCATCTTTCCCGGAGAGTATCTGCTTCTTGTGTCTGCTTAAAGTCCTGTCAGCCATTGCGCCTATATCAGACTTTGAAAACTTGAGCATATTTAAAAAATTAAACATCGATGGGCATAAACTTATGTCTGCAATTAATCCCACCACCGGTTTCCATTGCATCAGACTTAATGGATCGGATCTCTGCCTTGGTCAATGGAGATGAATCTAAAAACTGCCTACATACAGGACGATTCTTGTTGTCCCGTGGACCTATATAATCATATAACTGATTCTCAGGCAGATCAGCAGACATCTGCATAATAATAGCACGCTCATAATTTGAGAGCTGTGTGCCGATTACATTGTCGATCCGTGGAATAGTGGATTTGATGTTGGACTTGATCAGTGCAGACATTTCTGTCCTATTCAGTCCACTAGAAATACTCTGTGCCATACTTGCTTGCATATTCGCAGCTACATGCCTACTTAAACTCTCGATGTTGAATCTTTGGATATTCTGGAGAGCCATGAGTTGCTGCTCGGATGTAGCCCCAAAAAACCGCAAATTGCCAAGAATGTCTTCCGTCGCAGCCATATAGGCGTTATGTCCGGCAATGAAGCCCAACTCTTCAATAAAATAGGTCGCAAAGTCAATTGCAGCGACAAGAGCCAGTATCTCTTCTGTTGAGATGCCGTCATCTTCTAACTCCTGAATATCCTGAACAAATTGTTCTGTGACTTGTTCAATTTGTAACTCATATGCCTCAACTGCTTGGTCTATTGTCATTGGTTAGTATATTTAATAATCTATTCTGCGGTGCTTCTTTTTGTTCCGACTGCATCGCTTCGAATTGCTTCTTATCATCATCACTGGCATCGGGGTTATGGTAATCAAACCAATCTTCAGGTGATGCAAGGCCACGATCAAAACGCCATGACCAGAGCATAATCTCACTCTCTGGAGTCAATGCATAATTCGGCTCAAGGAAATCAACACTATAGTCAGAACCAACATCTGTATTAGCTTCCACCTGGAGGATGGCTCTATCCACTTCGTATCTGCGATGCTCCCATGGCCGCCATGTGTCTTCAGTCATTGCACTGCGTTCATCCATGTTTTCCATTTCGATTATAGAAAGGCTGGCCGCA